TTATTTCCGTATATAGATCTCCATAAAAATTGATCTAAAAGTTCTAATACTATCTTTAATTTTTCTTTTTCCATAATCATGGGGACGTGAAGTTCATAGTCTAGTGGGTTTTCAAATCCCAAGGCTTTAAGTTTTTTATATGTTCCTGAAAGTTTTCTGGTGTACTGAGAATTGCCATTTAATTTTTGATATAGGTTTATTTTGTCTAATAAGAAGCCACTATGAAAATTTTCTATCTTGTCTATTTTTTTAATAATATAAAAGTCATCATTCATTAAGACAAATGATTTTGATATTTCTTCTGAAAAACAAATTGTTTCTAAATTTTTTACAGCATTTTTATACTTTGATTCTTTTTGCTCTACCTTTATGTAGTTTCCAATATACCAGTCAGGCTTACCGCCAACAACCCATATATTTGCTTCTGGAAAACTCTCAACAACAGATCTAATTGAATACTTTAGTTCTTCATTTATTCCATCTTTACATATGTATACAAAATCCATTGTTCCCCATTATAAAAAAATAAAGAGGGCAAGTTTTAAGTTTGCCCTCCTTATTAAATAAACTACTTTTTCTTAGCAGCCTTCTTTTTTGGTGCACTCTTAACAGGCACAATTTTACCAAGAGCATCTGAAATTGCTCCTGTATCTGGCAATACGCCAAACGCCTTATCATTAGGATTGAGCGCTCTTAATGCAACGGGCGCTAAAGCGGCAACTAATGCAGCCCATAGATCTTTTGGATCTGTTACGCCAGCCATGTAAAGTGCAATTACTGAACCAAGAACAGATCGTCCATATGATGCTAGCATTGCCTTTGTCTTATCATTTAGTAAGTTATTCATTATTCCTCCTAGGATATAATTTGTGTTATTGTTGTAAAGCCAATCCATAAACCAATAATTCCTGCGACTCCCGCAAAAACTGGTGGTGCTGGAACTGGCAATTTGAATGCTGCGAACACGACACCGCACCCAAAACCTGTTAGTACTGATAATAAAATTTCTTTCATCAGTTATATTCTTTCTTTGACCAAAATAGTTTTTTATATCCATGTTCAAACATTCTACGAACAGAGTATTCTCTACTTTTTACAAGTTTTTCATCATAGTCAGCAGCAAAAGAATTCCAAACTTCTCTTTTAATAAAAATCATTTGATATATTGGAGTGCCAGCGGGTATTAATCCAGAAAAACCTTTTTTAATTACAAAAGGAATGGGTCCAGTAATTGGCCACATATCTGTATCAATAATGGCATTGTGCGTCATAAACGGTAAGTCAAATCTATTTGCTGGATGAAAATATAAAGTACTATAGCCAGGAGGTGTTTTTGGTTCCCAAAAAGAATTCCAGTGAAACTCTGTTTTATAATATCCTTCAAAATGAGGCATTGAATTTTTTGCTTGTGAAGTTTCAAAACGTGTTGATAGTGGTCTATGGTCTCCAGCCCACCTATATGTAATTGATGGATCATCTTCTTCAGTGTTACATTCAAAAAATACATCACAAGGAAGTTCCTGTATATATCCAGAAACAAATGAATCTAAAAATGGTATACATCTTTTTGCTGTACCTCGTATTCCAATGTCATCTATTGTGGGAACATTGGTTGGCATTTCTTTATACCAATCGGGAATATATTTTTTACTAGGTTGTGGCCTTGGAATACATAATTCTGTATCTTTATCTTTTGGTATAAAAGAAACTTTGTTGTTTATTGATTTCATTATTTTTTTCTATCCTTTAAGTAAGAGTTCAATTTTATAAACCTTGTTGATAAGTTTAATTGATGTGTTGATATTTTTAATAAATCTTTTTGATTGGCTTCTCTTATGCTATATTTAGTTTTTTCTCTTTTAAAAGGAATGTACTGCGCTAAAGGAGTTCCTCTTGGTATAAAAATTTCTTTTTTATCGCTATGGATTAAAATTTGAATATTCATTTCATGGTATACGTCTGTATCTCTAACTCCAGGAACTGCTGAAAAATCTTCATTAAAATGAAAAAATGTTGGTAGTTGATATAAAGAGTAACCCTTTGTTGTAAAAACAAACCATGGTAAACGTATTTTAAAAATAAAAAAAGAATCTTTATTTAAAAATTTATGATCAACGTAATCTAAATATTGATCATGTGAATGAAATTCCCATGAAAATTTATTATCTGAAGTAGTCCATTTCCAAGTTTCACTACTTGAATCATAATAAAGATGAGAATCAACCCACATAGGAACAATGTACCCTTTTGTAAAATAATCAGAAAATGACGGGCAAATTTTCATATTTCCAGGAATTGATCCATCCCATGTTTTTTCTGTTTTTATTGTAGGTGCTTCTTTCCACCATTCAGGAATGTAGTCTTTTGCTGGTTTTGGCACACAATCTTCTAAAAGGTTTAAGCCAGGGATTGTTGTTACAAAGTTAACCTCTGGAGTTTTGTTTTTATTTAATATAAAACTCATTTATTTTTGTTTATTTCTGGTAAAAGTGCTAAAAGTTTGTCAGAGTAGTTGTCCAAACCTTTTACTCTTAATTCATCTGAAACTTCTTTAATGGTTTGCTGTGACTTTTCAATATACTCAAAGGCCCAATCTCTTGAATCAGAAAGAAACTTTATAAAATTTTCTTTATGGATTGTGTCGTCAGACATACTGATGCCGTTATTTACTTGAGAGTTTAATTCTTCAAGTGCCCTGGTTTTTATAAAAAGTTCAGCCAACAGCAAGTTAGACTTTTTTAGTTTATCAAACGTAGCCCAATAGGATAGCCCAAAGGAAAAAGACAGGGTAGCAAAAAATATCAAAAGCATCATTTCCATAATATCTATTGTACTCTATTCTGGTCTTTGGCGCTACCCCAAGACGTGCCCCTAATAGGCCCACAATTAGCCTCTGTAGCACTTATCATGAAATTTGCATATCCTTTTGACCTAATCATTTTCTTCAATGTCAAATAAATCTAAGTCTGATAACTGACTAAGCCTTGAAGCAAAAAACAAATTAATTGCAATAAAAATAGATATTGCTGATAATATTAGTATAATTACTTTCTTTTTCATTTTGCTACTGTTGCTCCACATCTTGTACAGGCATTATAACTTTTACCAGTAAATGGACAAGAACCAGCATTGACTAGTTGATGTTTTTTAACTTTACATATTATGAATTTAAGCATTTTTATTATTCTCCTTTTATAATTATATCAATAAAATCATTGTGTGTCAAAAGTTTAGGAATTAATATTTTTTGATTATTCAATATATTTTCATAATCTTGTATTTTTGTATCGTCTAATACAAAAATAGAATTTTTTTTCATTATTTCATTGTTAATTATTTTATTACCCATTAAAACATATTGATATGAGGATAGAGGAAATATTCCATTAAACAAATCAAAATTGTCATTTAAACTTATATCTTTACAAATATTTAAGATATAAGATATTTGTTTTGGCATTTTATTATTTTTATTAAAATTTTTCCAAAATGTAGTATTTTCTTTATTTGTTGTATAATGTAAATACAAAAAATCAACGATTTCTTGAGTTTCGTTTAAATAAACTTCGTTAAACTTTTTTTTAATAAAATTATTTTTTGTTTGTAAATTTTGTTTATCTGACATAAATCTTCGTAATACCAGAATTGATTGTAGTATTGATGTTGCTTCTAGTGGCTCTAGAAAGCCAGAAGATAGTCCAACGGATAAACAATTTTTAATCCAAATGTCTTCAAAACATCCTGCTTCAAAATTAAAACTACCTTTATCTTTTCTAGGATAGATTGGCTCAAAACCTAAAAAATTTTCTATTTCCTTTATAGCATCTTCATCAGAAATATAGTCACTATCAAAAACATACCCACAGCCATATCTATTTTGTAATGGTATCTTCCATATCCATCCATAGTCCATTGCTATTGCTTCTGTATATGGTGGTATTTTTTTATCAATTTCTAAAAAAAATGGAATTGCTTTTTTTGCTGGAAGATATTCTGAATATGATTTCCAACTACTTTTATAATGATCTCCAATAATTAATCTTTTAAAGCCAGAGCAATCAAATACAAAATCACATTCTATTTCTTCTTTTTTTATTTTTATTTTATTAATATATCCATCTGCATCGTTAAATATTTTATTAATTATTCCTTCTTTTCTTATTATTCCTCTTTTTTCTCCAACGAACCTTAAGTAAGTTGCTAAAAGTTTTGCATCAAAATGAATTGAAATGTTAGAAAATTCATTAACTATTTGTATTTCATTATTTTTTATAAAGGGAACACACATTTCATCAGAAATTTTTTCTATAAAGGCATAGTCTTTTAAATTATGATTTTTTAAAGATGCACAACTATGAGAAAATGCAGCATTGTTTTCAATAAAACGACTGTTTAAATTAAAATTGTGATCATTTGATGCTTTACTAGTTGAACCAAATGGATGAAAATAGTTATCGTTATCTTTTGACCAATTTGTAAATTTAATTCCATTTTTTATTGTAGCGTTACAGTTTTTAATTAAATCTGTATATGGTATTTCTAAAAAATCTAAAAAATTAATAAAGTATGCAGTAGACCCTTCTCCAGCACCAAGTATTCCATACTCTTCACTTTCAATTAATGTAATTTCATGTTCTTTATATATTTTTTTAGCATATAATGCGGTTAACCAGCCAGATGTACCTCCACCAACAATAACTATTTTCATTTTATTGCCTCTCTGGTTATTAAAATAATAGCCCCACACTCCTCTAAAGCCTTTTTTATTTTTACTACATATTGAAGGGCTGATATTTTATCATCATGTCCCATATGTAAAAATTTTTTTTCATCTAGTTTTACTGTAAGGAAGTGCTCATTGTCAATAATTTCTATGCCAAACCCTTTAGGTGGTGTAATTGAATGTACAGCCCTACGCATTTCGTTCGTATACATTACTTTCTACCCCATTGTATTTTATTCCAACCACGCTCATGGAAGTAATAAAGGATTGTTTTTGTAAATACCTCAAAACTTGCAATTGCACCAGCCGTAACTGGCTCTTTGGTTATTGCCCAAGAGATAACAAAGGTATCTGCTGTGCCAATAACACGCCATGTCATAGCCTTTAATGCTGATCTTTGTTTACTTACGTTCATCTTTGTCCATGTACATAGATGCTACCATCCTGTCTTCTGCATCTGCAATTCCTTCACCAAAACTAGATACCCAATTCTTTACGTTTTTCAGTAGCCGAAATAGCATGAATGTCTGCCCCCAAATCTATTTGTTCAATTTTGTATCCCACATCCCTACCATACACTATATTTGTAATATTGGGAAGTCTAAGCACCATTGACCCGTCCATGAACTTATCCTTAGCAATATATTCTTTTACCTGATCAAATTTAAGTGGATCTTTCTCACTTGTATTGTATGTATTACGTACTCCAAGCAATACCTGATTTGTTCGCATTCCCGCTTGTAAATATAAAGCATGATGTCCTTCATGCCATGGTTGATAGCGACCAAGCATAAGTGTTGTTGGTGCAGACCAATCATGTAATTCAAACAAAGAAATAATTAAACTTGCTTTTTCGTATGAATTTTTTTCATGATCAGAAAACATAAAGTCAAATTCTTTTGGTGCTACAAACATCTTATTTGTATCTTTAAATCTGCCTTCTTTAATTGTATCCATAAAAATTAGAATATCTGGTTTACCAAATGCTTCCCTTGTCGCATCTGTTGGACAAACAAAATCTACAATTACTGGGGCAACTCCTTGGTTGGCAATAAGTCTTGCCATTTCTCCCATGCGTCGTGCCTGCTCTATGCGATCTTCTGGGGTAAATCCAAGATCAGAATTAACTGTAGCACGTACCTCATCTGCATTAAGATGAATAGCATTGATGCGTTCTTTAAGGGCTTTGGCTAATTCTGTTTTCCCACTACCTGGCAAACCTATAATTTGAATAATCATATTATTTCATATCCCATATTTGAGTATTTATTAATAATGTATTCTGATAAAACATCTTTTGGATTTTTACTTATTTTATTTAATTTTTTTCTAACATAATGTAAATTTTTAGGAAATCCTAAGTCATAATCAAGATCTTTTTCTATTTTTACTAAATATTTATAATAATTTTCTAATTGGAAAAATGTTAATGTGTGATTATTTATATTTCTTTCCATTTGATTTATTTTTATATTATTTAAATTTGTATTTTTAGGAGAACCTTTTTCATTTAAATAAATAATAGTTATATCATCTGTATTATTTTTTGGTAACATTCG